CTCCATGTTAACCTAGGATTTGGAAACGAATCCGAAATGCATGGTTAACTAAATCTATTAGAAAGACATTATTATCTTTCTTCTAGAGGAGACGGCAGGTGCTACAAACAAGAATTTAGTTCTCCCAGTTAATGGATAGGAACTAGACCATGGTTAAACACCCCCCGAAAGGGAGGCACTCAACCTGTATTCTCAAATGAATAATTTGGGCATATCTGAACAGTGGAAAATCCACTACCGAACTCTTTCGATGTTGCATTCGTAGAAATATATAAGTTGTGCTGATGGTGCTCCGTGGAACACGGGCTAGTTATGATGGCTAGCTCCCATGTAAAGACCTGAATTAAATTTCAGTCATACACAAATAAGTATATTATCTCTAATGGGCCAGACACAAATTGTGAAAGGTGGATTAGTCAGCAAATTGACGGTTAGAGGTCCGTGAGGATCAATAATAAGTCAATTCAACTGAAATTGGTAAGTAAAGACCAACGCTCTTTTCGGAGCAACCTGCGGCCCCTTAACAGGGAAACCGGGGGGTAAAGATTACAAACTAAAAAAATCTAAAATGAAAACACATCAAAAAGATACGTTAGCAATTAGAGCTTTCAGTTATAAGTCTATACCTGGTATGTTCTTGAGAAATCAAGGACGGCCTTTGGTGTCAATAATTTTAAAGTTATTGATTCCCATTGGTGGTCGAATTACCCCAAGTTGAGTTAAAGTTACGGTATTAATATTGAGACAACTGAATGTTGTTGCACACAAACAGGGACTTCCCGGCTTAGTTAAAAGCTTGAAAGTACACAGTGTGATTTTACAACAGTCATTAGCAGGCCATGTATTAGGAGATTTAACTCCCTTAGGTCCTAGAGTTTCTAGAACCAAAGGAGGAATTCCGCGTCTGATACCTGTGTTGCATCGAAGAAGAATACGATTAGGAGATCCGTTAATAATCAAATATTATCTGACTATCTTTTCCCTATATCGGGACATTGTAATCCCAGGGAAAATGAAACTCTCTACGATCACCGACAAATTCAGTGGAGATGAGAAGATCTTTAAAAGGCTTGGGAAATTTATTCCAACCTTCAACAGACTTTTTGTTAAAAATCCATTGAATCCTCACCCGTATTCTGAATCTGCACACGCTGAATCGGTTTGAAATCCGAAAGAAGCATTTCCGTATGAATTATCCGGAACTGGGAGCCAGACAAGATATGTCCCGAACTCCAAGTTATTGTCGGAATCTTTACGAAAGGTTCCAAGAATCTTCAGTCAAGTACGGGGCTTCAAGCCGTTTCCAATATCAAAATCAAGTCCCCTAACAAGAGGTGATGAGGTATCTACGCATCCGAGAGCTTTATTAAGATCTCTAGCTAGTTTAACTCACAACACACAGTTAGGTACAGACGCGATGACAATATTGACACGGGTTGACCCCTCTAAGAAATTCGCTAGATTTTGATATAATAAGTTTTTTAAACTATATTCTAAATCCGTATTTCCACTTGCTGATTATGATAGAAAATCCCCTTTGGGGAAACTTGGTGCAAAACTGGAAGCTGCAGGTAAACTGCGTCTATTTGCGATGGTCGATGCGATCACTCAGTGATTGCTTGAACCTCTCCACCGTTATTTGTTTTCTCTTTTGAGATTACATAAGATGGATGGAACGTTCGACCAACTAGCTCCGCTCTCACGGGCATGAAAGTTCAAAGCATTGTATAGCTTGGACCTCTCTGCCGCCACGGACCGATTACCCATCAGATTGCAAGAAATGTTATTAGCTAATTTGCTAAATGACAAAGACTTCGCATCTGCCTGGGCTCGGTTACTGGTTAATCGTGATTATGCAGTCCCTCCGAAACGATCATATACAACTATCGGTAAAGAAGATCGAGATTGAAAATCAAGATCAACTGAACCAAAGGTAGTAAGATACGCCGTTGGGCAACCAATGGGAGCTTTGAGCTCCTGGGCTATGTTAGCATTTACGCACCACTTTATTGTGCAGTGTGCCGCCTGAGAATGTCGGATTGTCCCAAGCACAGTTCTTTATGAAGACTATGCAATATTAGGAGACGACGTTGTAATATTTAATAGCAAGGTAGCGAAACGCTACCTGAAAATTATAAAAGCCTTAGGGGTGGAATGTAATATGTTCAAATCTGTTATCAGTCTTATGAAAAATAAACTGGTTGCAGAATTTGCTAAAAAGACATTCCTTCGAGGTATAAATGTATCACCAGCTCCTTTAAAAGAGCTGTATTCAGCATTAACCTCCCTAGGTAATTTACGACAGTATTGTCGAGTATACAAGCTCGACTTTAATGATATGATTAGGCTAACAGGTGCCGGTTATAAGGTTATGGGTGGTTTAAATAAACCTCTCCATAAGCAAAATAATTTGGTCCGACTACTTCATATAGTTTCGTTCATTCCTACCTCGGTCGCCGATATGGCGGAATTCTATAAAAGACTTCATTACCGAGTAAAAATGTTGCACCTACATAACGTCCTGGACGCCTTCATTAAATCTTATTTCACAAGGTTTTACCTTAGAGTAATCAGATGTATAGATAATTTAGAGAATTTGAGTGATGGGCATTATAACCAACCTGGAAATTTGGTTCCCTTTACGGGACCAGATAAATTCAAGTGGAGAGAAATCGAAAGAGATCTCTATCATATTGCTTATCATGATTATTATCTAAAATCTTTACACGACTTGAAAGAAATCAAGCGACAAATCGAAGATTTACAGTCAGCGTCCGTAATTGGTATATGGAGATTGTTTGGAATAACTCTAAAATTAGAGAGAGAGTTGAGTAGTATTTCTACTACACTCTTCTTTCCTAATAAAATTGATTCTACTCCTTCTCCAAATGCTAAGGAAGTTCGTTTCTGACGACAATTCTCGAGAGAATTGAAGACTATTCCTACTAAAACCTTAACTTCTAGCCAGCCATCGAAATTAACAATGTCTGGGATTCATCCTATGATGTTGTTTAGTATCCGGACCGCGGGAAGCTGGGTGCTGCGGAATTGACCTAGAATTAGATCAATCCTTAGACGTACCCCCCCAGTGATCATGAGACGGAAACCTTTAGGATTTTGAGCATTTTTAACGTTATTAACAGTTAAATTGTTTTCAAAGACTATCAAGATTTCTCTTTCAATATTGATCACTATTATCCTTATAGTGGGGATAATATCACTTCCGGATACAGACTTTATATGAGAAGGTGATATTAATCATCATACATATAGAGCTATTATGGGATTTGCGAGATTTTATGCTGAAATGCATCAAGTTGATACAATTCCAACGCCAATCGCTACAAATCCGAGTTTATGGGAGCTTTTAGCTTTTATACTACTAGGGTTCCTGTTGGGTACAGGACTTCTGTGATATACTAACTTTGATGCCATATCGTGAACGATCATGAACAGATTAGATAATGTTTACAATGTAATTAGTGAACCGAATTCTTTCGGCATTTACGATTTCCATTGAAACTTAATCATGTTCTGATCGGATATAATCTGAAGAATCACCTGTGGAGTATGGGAGCAATTTTGATGAGATTTCTTATGAAATCCCATCGATTTATTTCTCTTACATTACTTCCCAGAATTATCAATCATCTTATATTCATGACTTGTTCCTCTCATTTCCAATATTGGTCTAGGAGTGTTAACCCTAGCCCATGAGGTGAACGCAGAAGAAATCTATACCTTACTCCTATTAGGATTTATATAAATAAACCAATAGGAATGCGATAATAATAGATACGATGGTGCAACGGCTAGCTTTCATATTATAAGACTTACCTACCTTGGATAGCGTAGGGGCCCTTATGAAAGAATAAGCGGTGATTCGAAATCGTGTTGGATCTCGAAGATGCAAA